GTCCTACACTTCCAATGAAACGGTGGAAACGGAGTATGCGCTCCGGAGACACCTATTGGATTCATCTCTGAGTCATAATCGATCTGATCATCTTTGATCCAAGGTGCGAGGGCTTTGATGTATTCCCGGGCATCATCCAGACTGTTGGACTTGGTATCAAGAGCCATGAGCTTGTCCATCACTTCGAGGGCATCGTTTAGGGGATAGACCTTGTCCTGGGCAGCCAGAGCCCGGCAGATGTCACTGGTACGGTCATCCAGGATTACCACAAGCTTGTAGTATTTGGCCTTGGCTTTCTTGTAGCCTTGCAGCCTTCCGAATTCCCTGATGCGCAGGGCTGTGTGCTCTGCAAGTCCCTGCCAGTAATGAGATGAGCGGTTGGCGAGGTCATTGAACTGGTCTTTGAGGGTATCGGCTAACATCTCCTTGGTATAACCCTGCTCTATGGCTTTGGAGAGGACATCGGCAAAGTTCTGCCTTATGTCTGCATCGAAGTGATTACCGATCCAGAACAACTGCTGCTTCTGGATGGTTGAGGAGAGATGCTGATCTTTAATGCCCCATAGCCCGATTGATGTCATGGTCGGGGCTTGCACTTGGGTGTCTCTCAGTCCGAGGCGCACACAGCGGTCTATTATCGCCTTGGTGGGCTCATTGACCAGTGCTGCGAAGTCATCTCCCAACTGGGTATTGATGATGCCCATCAGCTTATCTATGGAGTTCTGGTTGATCTTCTCTGCCCTTGGCATGTCAATCAACATTTGGATGGCAAGTCGAGCGGCATCCCTGATCTCGGTCTTCCAGGCATTGTTGAGTATCCTGTAGTACTCCAGCATAAGTCTATCGTAATAGTTCATCAGAAGGCGAACCTCTTGATCCTGAATCTGTTCCTACCGATATCGTATTCCGAGAACCGTTCCAGACAGCCTGCCAGGGCATCACAGCCATCGATGTAGCCATCCGGATAGGTGAGGAACTGACTGATGAGAGTGGGAGTATCTTGGCCTTCAGGAAAGAGTATCTTTGCTGTCTCGATGATGGTCTCGGTTCTTTCGATGCGGAGGTTCTTGTTGTCCTTGTTATCGATACGCTTGATTCTGTGACTGATGGGTGGCAGATGATTGTCCTGTGCCCATCTATCGAAGTCAGCGAGGATACGTGCCTGACCATAGGTGGTCTCACAGGCTGCCCTGGCTTTGACTCTGTAAGTGCGATCCAACTCCTGATAGGCATCATAGTAGTATCTGAAGAACTTGGTGTTCTCTGTCTGCCGTATCCAGACATGAATCACATAGAACCTGTTGCCGTCATAGCCTATGGAGATGATGGCCTTGTAACAGCCCTTCTCACCCCAGGCAGGATCGGCATAGATCCAAACCCGCTTCATCTGGGATGGCTCAGGCAGAGTTTTGTATCTGGTGAACCAGTGGTTCTTGAAGATGTTCCCTTCAATGACTGGCTGCCCTAACATCTCCCTCTGGTATCCGGTATACCCGAACTTGGCTTTTAGATTAGGCAGGGTGGCAGTGGGATATTGAGCCTCCCAAGCGGACTTACCATGTTGATCTTCGAGAGAGAAGCGCAATATCGCTTTTTGGTGCGTTTTCAGAACCGATTGGTATCCTAAGTCCAAATCTGGATTATCGGCCCGCATTTCGCCTAATATAAGCTCCTGAAACTGGCAGATCGCATAGTTGGGATGCACCAGGTTACCGAGCCAGACGATCCTGCCATTCCCCTCCGGTGAGAGAGCTCCGGCAAGCTCCTGGGTGATCTTCTCCATGCGTCTCTTGCCGATGGACTGGTTGCCCATGTTCTCTTCTTTGTCGATATCGTCACAGACGATCAGCCCGGGCCGCCTGGCGGTCTTGGGATTGATAGTTCCTCTATGACTTTGCTTGATACTCCTGGCTCTGATTCTCGCTTTGTTCTTGAGATAGAAGTCCAGATCAAAGGCATCCACTGGCCGCAGCTCCGGATAGTCGATGGTGAGCCGCTTGTTGTTCTGAAGCTCATGCAAGGTGAAGGCGGTGCGTTCCTGTGCCAGGTCTATGTCTGCGGCTGTATGGATCACGTAACGTTCACCCTGGATGATCATCCAGATGGGATAGACCACTCCCATGAGTACCGTTTTGCCCAGCCCACGAAACCCGGTGATGGCGATGATGCCCGAGCCCTTGTCAGTCTCATCGAACATGGTCTCGTGTGCTGGGCAAAAGGGTAGCGGGAAGATGTGCGGGAAATAGGTATGGCAGAAGAACGAGAAGGCATCCCATCCTGATCCGGTAGTACGTCTGATTCTCTCAGCCTTGGCTTCGGGGTTATCGTCTATAAAAGGCAAGACGGAGATCGTTTTGGATGCGATCTCCGTCAGAGCCTTGTTATGCCGCTGAATGAACTTCTTAGGCATAACCGGGTATCACCCCAACCCCCGGCAGGCTGTTGGTCGGGGACCCTGAGTTTCCGGAAGGATCAGCGGAGCCGGGGGGATCGGCTCCGCTGTCAGGCAGGCAGGATGTCGTGGAGCCGGAGGGAATAGCTCCACTCGTTGGAGGGTAGGTTGGCTGGTGTGTTTGGAGGTAACCATGTGTCTATCCATTTCTGACTCGTAAGTACTCGGCAAGATCGAGCACGATACTTTGAAACTGTTTCAGCATAGTCTCATAGCCCTTCTCGATCATGAAGTCGGTCACCTGATCCAGGAAGCGGACGATATAGTCGTTCAACTCCTTGGAAGGCTCAGCGTCCTTCTGATTCTGCCTGATCAGGCTGACGAGGCTCTGCAGAGCGGTGTCCGCCGGGTTCTTGGCATATTCCCGCAGTGCCTGGATGAGCGCCTTCTTGCGGGCCAAGTTGATCTCATGGTCGAGCTTGCGCTCTTCCTTGAACTGCTCGTCCCATTTGCCGGACTTGATCCACTTGCGGACGGTGATACCGGAAACTCCGAAGATCAGCGCCAGTTCCAGCGGATCGGTCTTGCCGTTCAGATAGGCTTCCCTGCAGTTGTCCCGCTTGATGCGGAACTCATGGCTGTTACTCATACTCGGGACGTACCTTGTGCTTCTGCAGGTAGAGGTTGAGGTCTTTGCCGGAGCAGCGCAGCTGTCCGTTTTCCTTGGTTCTGAAAGCCGGCAGAGGATCGCCGATGTCACGTATCCAGCGGTAGACGCTGGAGCGGTCGACCCTGAGGATCTCAGCTATCTCATCGGTGCGGTAATTGCGTTCGTCTTTGAAGATGTTCATCAGTTCCTCTGCGGTGTTGGTATTCATAGGTGCCATTATTCATTCTCCTGTGCTTTGATCAAATAGAGATGAGTTACGCTGCCACTGTTTCTCACAGGGCGGGGAAGTTGAGGACGATCTGGCGGAACTGGCCCGACTCGTCTCGTTCATAGAAGTTGATGTACTGCTTGGTGGCTACCACCTGGATGGCCTGGTCGATCAGCTCCATCGCTTCCTTCCAGGTCTTATCCTTGATGTTGTAACGGCGCAGGCGCAGGATGCGGTACTTGGCGATCTCGCCTTTCTTGTCAACCTGGAAGGCTTCGCTGATGATGGCCCGGAGGTTGACGTTGGAGTCGGCGGACCAGGCTTTCAGGCACTCGTCTATCTTCTGCTTGGCGAGTTGAAGTTCGATGCCGAACTGGATGCGTTCCTTGAACCTGATCTCGACCCGGTACTTGCCGTCAAAGCTGTTGAGAACGGCATTGCCCTTCCAATCCAGGCCGTTCTTCTCGGCTACCTGTTGGAGATAGAGCTCCACGTCCTCAAAGAACTTGTTCTTGTCAGCTACCATACGGTCATGCAGCTTGATGGCCCGGTTGATGGTCTTGCTTACGATGGCGTCCTGCTTGAGGATCTCAGGTCTGATGATCGAGACCGGAATGCTCTGGCCGTTAGCGTCAATACGGGTGGGTACGGGCTTCTTAGCCTTGGGGGTCTTGGGTGTGTCCATTGGATGTCTCCTTGTTATCTGTATATTTGGTTTTCTTTTCATTCTGTTTGATATAGTTCTGCAGCATGGCGATCAC